GATCATATTGCTTACAGTTACAATCTGCTGGCGGGGGTGCTGCCGAGCCACACGAATGGCGAGAGCAGGATCCTTCCCGAACTGATATAACAGAGCGGCGGTATGTTCAGATTCCCCGACTATAGCGGCAGCGTCCGGGGCTAGCTGATTGGTCGCGAGCACCGGGTTCTTGTTGACTACGTCCTCGAAGTCAGAGTGAGTTTTCGCGAAAGTAATGCACTTCTGTTCGATATCTTGTCGAACTTTTTGCATGCCTTCGGCCCCGGTGACCTTACGGACGGCTCGTTCAGCCGCTCGTTCAGTCTGGGTATTAACCCACTTCGACATCTTGGCTCGGTACTTGTCGTTATCGAACATGACGTCGGAGTCCGCCATATCAGGCATGGCCTCGTCTGCCGTCTCGACAACAGGAGGAGCAACTACAGGGGTCGTACCGGTAGCGGCCGCGCCGCCTCGGAGGCGCGCGTTTTCAGCTGCCACCTCCCGGTAGTTATCCTGCATCTGCTTACCAAATACCTTGTAGCCCTCCATGAGATCATTCAGTTCCACAATGCGTTCCGCGGCAGAGCCTTTCTTCGGGGCTGGCCGTAGGGCGGGGTCCTCATCCCTTCCCTCTACGCCAGTCAAGTCCGTGTTCGGGTCTGTGTCATTGCCGGGATCAACGGCGGCGGTGGATGAATCCGCCGAATTGGCATCCGAAGTCCCCTCACCCGAGTCGGCCGGGTCACCGAGTGTTCCGTCTTCATCAACGACCGGGGAGTCGTCAGTGAGCGGAGCCGGAGCTGCGGCTGCAGCGGTGCCTCCCGGCGTGGCGTCAATGTTTCCGGCCGCAACAGCCGCAACTGCGGAAGCGTCGGCGGCTCGGGCTGGAGTGGCCCCGCGAAACGGGGACACTTTATCGTCAACTAATTTCTGAGTCTGCTTTTCGTACGCAGCCAGGTCGTCTCTAGAAAATGCCATGTTTGATCTCCAATACACGGCTATATCGCTGCCGCGAGGCGTGGTCTCACCCAGACCGAACTAGGCTGCTTTCGAGGCGGCCTTTGGTTTGGCCGCCGCCATCGCCTTCGCGGCGCTGACTTTGGCCTCATTCAATTTCGTGTGATGCTCAAGTTCCCGCTCGTGCTTCTCAGCCAGTCGCTGCATCTCGCGGCGGTGAGACTCTTCCTTGCGGGCCTCTTCTCGGCCGTGCTTCTCCTGCGCACGCTGCTCTTCTAGCACATGCTCGCGGTAGGCGCGGTCGGTCTCGGACTCGTGCTCAGATCGCCCTTTCAGAACTCCGGCAACGTGCTGCTGATTCTCATGGAGTAGATCTTGCTGATGAGCGGCGTGATTCTGCTGGAGTTCCTGCGCGTTCAGGGCCGCCTGGTGCTGCTGATCCTGCGTATTAGCCTGCGCCTGTGCCTTCGCCTGCGGATCGATCCCGGCATGTGTCAGGGCCTTATCATGTACCTCGCTAGCTAGCTTCATGTTTCCGAGCTTCAGTTTCTCCTGCTCCTGTGGGCTAGACTGAGCCCTAGAGCCGGCTATGGCGGCGTCTGCACCCATCTTCTGCGCCTTAGCGTGGAGCAGCGCGGCGTTATCCTGTTGCATTTGCTGTTGCATCTGCTGCTGAGGGTTAGGCTGCGCGATGTTTGGGTCTGCGGCTTTCTCTGCGTCAGTGGGCTGCACGAGCCCTTCCTTGATTAGCGGGATACGCAGCCGTCGCGCCATCTCGTGCGCGTCCGGGGTGTCGATATTCTTCGCGAGCAGATCAGCTATCATCGGAGCTGTATTCGGGAGAGCCTCGCTGAAGCTAATGAGAGTATCGAGCGCTTCCTGACGTGCGGACTGGAAGCTGGGCCCGATAGTTACTTCAACATCGTACGATCCCTTAGAGAGATCATTGATAATATCGGCGCTGCCGTCCTTCTGGCCATTGACAGTCACCATCTTTTCGATGCCGTCGTGTCCAATAATGCGCTCGATCCTCTCTGTGTCCATGACCGTCGGGATCATGTCTACCATCATTTCCCATGTAAGCTGTATCGCCTGGCTGTAGCCGTCGATAAACTCAAAGCTACCGAGGTCACTGCGTTTCGTATGCTGCACGAGCGCCTTGCCAGAGACGCGGTTCATGTCCTCGGCGTTTCCGAGGGCCGGATCGAAGTAACCTATGGTCGCCTGAATATCCTGTATTGACATCTGCGCGAGCGCCATAGCGCCCTGCGGTAGATCAAGCGGCTCTACTCTAAACGGCATACCCTGTGGGGCTTTGATGTCGGGGTTGTATGGTAGGTAGGGGCGGCTCTGGACGTTGGCCTGGTTCCACTGGTCCTCGTAGCCCTTGATCATAGACTCGGTAACGAGATAGGGCGCCTTCGGCAGGAGCGCGCTGCGCTCGATCATGTCCGAGGCACGGGAGTTGTAGCTACGCTGCGCGTCCTTGGCGTGTCGAATCAGCGACTGGAACTTCTTGCGGCCTTCGATGTTGATGTAGCGGCCAGGGCAGCGCACAACCGGAATTCGCTTCCAGTCGTAGTAGTACGGCCCTTCGAGTACGTTCGCGCCGTCGACCTTGACCCACATCACCTGCCATACGACAGTGCGGCGAGTCATCAGTTTCCCGTTCTTGTCCTTCGCTACGCGCGTCACGCCGTGGGACTGATTGGTAAGTCCGTGCTCGTCGAAGTGCGACTCCTGCGCCTTAAGGTCCGCGTCGTAGTCCTGCACGGTTCCGTCCGTCATCTTCGCGATCCACTTCTCGCGCGGGACGCGCTCGAAGTACTCGGCAATGCGCACTTCCTTGTCGGTGAACCAGCCGTAGCTATCCCGTGAAAAATTGAAGCTCTGACCGCTTTCATCTCGGTAGAGCTGATGGTATATGTTCTCCGCTATGCGCTCGGCTACGATGCAGCGGTTTGCGTCTCCCGCGCACGCGTCCGCGCACTGCGGATCCCACACGACGGTTTGCGGGTTGGCAATATTTATGACGCGCAGTACCTGATCGAACGCGCCGTCACCGTCATCGGTCATGTACGTCGGCATGAGGCGCCACGCCCCGAAACCGCCGGCCACTGCGAACTTAAACTGCTCCTTATAGATCCCGGCGGCGCGAGAGCACTGCTCAATCGAGCGGCACAGGCCGCCGAAAATGTCAGCGACCGGTTCGCTCGCGCCGTCGGAGGCCGGCCGAACCTTACCGGCTGGCCTCGTCTGCCGCATGTCAGCAACGACGAGGTTAACCGGCTGGAGGCACCGGTTGAATGTATAGCACGGCTTACCGCGGCGATTCTGGAGGACGACCGGATCCCACTGCCCCATCGCTTCAGAGTTGTAGATGAAGTTGAGGTCTTCCGAGTGCATGCGGCGGTTCTCTTCCCACGCGCCGACGCCCTCGTCGTAGAAGTTACGGATACGCGACATGAGCGCGCCTTCGTCCTCGATCTCGAACCCAGGACTGTTAGGTAACGGCCCGGTTTTACCCGGAAGGTCGCCTAGGAGGTCCCAGTTTTCGCCGCTGTTCGTCGACATTTAGTAGCCTGTTTTTCCGCTCACGTCGGCATCTCATCAACGATGGCGCGCTGGCTGTCGCCAACGAATACGCCGCACGGGGTGTTGGGCGGAATGTATTGCGGCACGCCGCTGTCGTGCCACTCGTGAACGTCTTTCCCGTCCTTGGTCTTTCGCGCTGTCTTCTCCAGGGTCTGGTACTTGATCCGCATCTGATTGCGGAGTGCCGTGTTCTTGAAGTTGAACGGGATCACCTTGCCGCGACGTTCTACCACGAGATTGCGAGTACCTGCAGTAATGTACAGTGTGTACGTTCCAAGTTTGACTTTCTGGCCGTCATTGCCCACTCGGCGAGGGTCTTCATCCTGCTGGCACTCTTCGACTGTCTTACCGTTCGGGAATTGGAACTTGTCGAAGCGCCAGTCCGTGCCGCCCGTCACCGGTCCGCCTGGGACTTCCTTTCCGTCAACGAGCGCCTTCTGTCGCTCTACCTTGTGGGCGCTCTGCTGACGCAGGCGCACGCCCTCTTCGTAGTTGAGTTTTAGCTGAATCGACATGGGTTAGTCCTCACCTAGCGTAGTACGAATTATGTGCATCTTCATTTCAGGGTTAATGCCGGCCAACATCTCTCGCACTCGCGAGAAGGCCGGATTGGTTTTCGGATAGCCTTTCAGCTCCCCGTCCACCCCGATAAATACCAACATCCCGGCGCGGCGGGCATACTTGAGAATGTACTCTAGGGTAGTGTAAGTCAGTGATCTGTTAGCCACTCCAAACGCCTCCCGGTGACGCCATCTCAGGAGTCCACGCATACCAAGGAATACCGCGCTCGCTCTCCGGAGGCGGTTTCGCGATGTCGAAGCCGCTCATAACGTTATACCGCATCGCGTCCATCAAGTGATCGTTCTTCTTGATGATCTCACCCCGCTCATCGCGCCGGTAGATACGCACTTCCTTGCGCCAGTTCGTGAGCGTATCAAACACGAGCAGCTGCTGCGTCGAAAGCATATCCCAGCACCGCACCAGCCCGGTGACGCGCGTGTTGTCTGCCTTGAAAAGATTCAGCCCAAGGCTGCGGTAGGTCTCGATCAGCAGCTCGCCGTCGAGCCCGCGCGCCTTCTCTGCGGACGGGTCGATTACGCCCGGCACCCACGGCCCGCGCCGCCTGATGGCGGCGACGTGAATAGCTGGATGCTCCTGACCGCGGTAGTACTCGTCGTACGCGTAGGCGGGATAGCGCTTGATTCCTTCCTTGTCTAAGAACGGCGCGTCTATGTTCCACGCGAACCAGATGACGGCCGTACAGTTCCAGCCCGGATCCATTCCGAAGCTTCGAGGCCAGTGATCCGGGATCGTGATCGGCCGGATCGTCATAACATGCTCTGGCACCGGATAGATCGCCCCGACGCCGTGCCCCGGGATTCCGGACTTACGAGCCTGCAGCTGCCATGGCGGCACGCCCCGAAGGATCTTCTTTTTTTCCGAGTCTGTCAGGTGCGGGACATCGTCCATGTCTAGAGTTGTCACGAAGCGAGTGTCGTTACTCATCAATCACTCTGTCCTCATCGTCCCACGAGAGCGGCGTCGGTGCGACGTCCGGCTGCGGATTCAGCTCTGGCATGTGCGCGATCATCAGCTCGGAAATTCCAAGTAGCGGTGTCTCTGTCAGCACGAGCTGGCCGTTCGGGTCGCCGGGGCCGGTGCTCATCAGACGCAGCGAGCACTCAGTGTGGATCTCAAGCTTCGGCTCTTCGTCCAAGTGAATAAGGTCTTCCTTCGTTCCTTGGAACGCCTGGCGACCTTGGTCGTAAGACTTGAACATGAGTCGTGAGACGCCATCGTAGATGCCGTTCGACATATGGTGGATGAAGACAGACTCGAACGCGTTAGCTAGCCCGTGCTTGGTAGTTGGCTCACTCGCGAAAAAATCGATCGGAATCATTCCGGTTCCGAGCAGTTGTGGCACGCCGGGCATGCCGCAGAACTTTTCTTGGAGAATGTCTCTCGTGTTCTTGGCCGTATCCGTCGCCACCCACATATTGATGGGCTTGTCGTACCGTTTTCCTTCCCACCACTCCGGATAGAGCCC